CTGCCGCTACATAACCCAGTACCTGACCTGCTATGTAATTACCAGTTGCATAAGAAAATAATAAAGTAAAAAACTCAATCGTTCCTTTTACAAAAGCTACTGCCTGCCCCATTAATTAACCCTCAATGCCCAATTAAAAAAATCAAACCCATCAATTCTTGTTATAGATGTTTTACCGTCTTCAATCACAGATAATATTTTAGATCCCAAACAAATATGTCCCATCTCAAAACCTTTGCTGTGCACAATCAATATATCGCCAGTCCTGGCTAACTTTGACGGTAATCTAGTGGCACCTAGTTCTTCCACTATGCCATCTGTAAATGTGTATTTTTGTTTTTTATTAAATTTGATAGCACCTATACGTGTTTTGTATTTACCGTAAATCATGTTCAAAACATTATTGCCCCATACTTCGTCTAAGTATTTAAGCACTAAGGTATTGCAATCATTAGTACCCCAGGCAAATGGTGTATCTAGTTCCTTTTGTGCAAATGCTATGGTTTCTTGATCCTTCATAGTTGCGCTTTCATTTTGACGTTTTCACCTAATGGACTGGCTATTTTTAATTCTATGGTGGTATTTTTTTTACCACCTCTAACCGCACTGGTAGCTTTAACTGGTAATTTCACATATGTATAAGCACCGCCGCCTACTGCTGTAGATGTAGCGGTTGTGGCTACCGTAACAGTAAAACTGTTGGCATTTGGCACACTGGCTACAGTATGTGTTTTATTAAGATCTGAAGCAGGCACACCGCCCACATCAGTACAACCTATTATAGTAACGCTGTCTCCTACAGCTAACCCATGTGCAGTGTGGTGAAAGGTGACGGTTGTGCTTCCAGAAGTCGTTGCTACAAATGGGCTATTGGGTGACAAACCATCTATAGTAACTCCGTCACCTCCACCGTTATTCACGGTACTGGTTACTGAATCTGTTACTGTTATGTTTACTGCATCATTACTTTTTATTGATGCTACTGTTTTGGTTCCATTGATACTTGAAGCGGCTACGCCACCTACGGCGGCTGAACCTGCAATAATTAATGTTTCGCCTACATTCAAACCATGATCCGCAATATTTACTGTTACGGTGTTTGCTACTGTTGTATCAGTTGATATAGGTGGTGCTGTTGTCTTCTCTTCTTTTACAACTTCTATTTTTGCCGTTTTTGCACCATTTTGATTATGCACTTCTTTAACTTCGTAAGCTCTATTAGTTAAATTTTGTTCTGTAATACCGCCTATATCACCAGTGTTTTCAAGTTTAATAAAATCACCTACTTTAGCCGTTTCAGTCGGATCTAACACTTCTACCAAATTTTCTTTATTAGTAGTAGTCTCTGTTTTTATACCTGCGGTAACAGCAGGTTTTTTATTGATTGTTAAACTTCTGCCGCCTGTAAAATTTTCAACAACTGTTACATCTTCATCTATATCAAAATAAAAAGCATTTGGATCTGCTACGGTTACTGTTTTTTCACCATTAATAGACGTTGCAGGCACTTCTGTTGTGCTTTCCGCACCATCTATATTAACCGTACCGCCTGTACTTAAACCATGCTCTGCTATATTGACGTATATCCTGTCTCCTAGATCTGGATCTATCAAAATAGGGTTGCCCCAAGGATTAGTAACCAATATAGATTCAGTGCCTATGTCACCTGTGTTTGTGTAAGAGGCACCAGTTAATTCACCAGTTAAGGATCCTGCGCCTTCTACTCTATTACCTGCGTTGAATTCTTGCCCCCACACTATGTCTTTGATTATTTGTGAAGCGTAAATAAAACCATTATCACCTGGATAATGTAATTGTTGATTTTCATGGTTAGTGTATCGTCCAGGAGTCTTTTCAAAATCTACAAACTGATTTGAAGCAACAACGGCTATTGTGGCTAAACCAGATTCAGCATCTTCTGTTATAACAGGTGAATCCAATCTGCCATCAAATATAGTGACTGGATCCGCTATAAGTGCATTTGATGTATTGATAAATGCTTTTCTAATAACTACACGCCTATCTACGTAATTTTCTGTTAAAAACAGATTAGTGTATTGCTGATCAACACCAGACAAGCTAAGTGTAATTCTAGATGCGGTAACTTCTGTACTTTCCTCTATGTTTGCAAAGTTTAAAAAGAAACCTAAGGCATCATAAGTATTACTGTTGTAAACAACATCTCTGTAATTGTCTGTTACGTAGTAAGTGGCACTGTCTAAGTACACCTCTATTAAATGCAGAGGATGAGACTGATCTTTTTTGATCTCAGTTTGGAAAGCAGTTGTACTTCCTCTGTTTGCCATCTATGTAACCTCTATAAGATCTATCTCATATTGATAGTAGGCTGTAGGATCTGTTGTATAACCTCTAACGTCACTGGCGAAAGCCACCTGAAAAGGCACAGAAGCAATGGTAAGAGTCTCATTATCCGCTACTGCGCTTTCTAATCTAGGAGAAAAATTAAGGGTAGCAACGCCAGATCCGTTACTGCTCATATCAGAAGTAACCATATAAACTTTTGTATGACCTGAAAATTTAAAGAAATCGCCAGATCTTAGGATGTTAGATGTACTAGCAGTTAAGCCATCTAATGAAGCTGTTTCTACACCTGCGGCTAATGCACCGTTTACTACTGGTGATTCACTAGATGCGCCCCTAGTTGTGCCTATCGTGGTTGGCACCCAGGTAAAAGTTTCAAACTGTCCGCGTTGTGCAACACTAAAAGCAAATATAGGATCAAAGTCTGCCCTGGCTAATGGAGGAAATGTGCATTTAAACAACCATCTTTGCCCACCTCTAGATCTAGCCTGTCTGCGTAAGTTATTAGCAACACTAAGTAAAGTAGGTTCAAAACTTTGTACTTCTATAGTAAGTGGGGCAGGGGTGCTTGGAAATGTTCCGCTCATACTCCTAATGGCCCTCGTCTGCCGCGTTTGTTAAATGATTGTTCTACGATACCTACAATAGTAGGTGCTTGTTCTGCGATAGCGGCTGTAGCATCTTTTGAGTCAAATGCCTTGATGTCGTAAGTAATGTTTACATTTGTTGTGCCACCACCTGCCATAGCTAGTTTGTTGTTTGGCACTATGTTGCCGTTACCTGGTGCTGTAAATAATTCTGGCCCTCTCTCTCCGACCATATAAGTTCTTCCACCAGTTACAGGGCCGCCAGATGCTTGACCAAATATAGTTGATAGTGCCGTCATTGGGCCACTGCCCATAATCATATCAATGATAGGCTTGATAACTGCTAGTCTTAAAACTTCCTGTATTATTGAATCTACAACACTTTTAAATAATGTTCGCATGTTCATAAAGCCTTCACTGGTTTTATCAAAAAAATCTGTAAATGCGCCTTCTAAAGATCCTTCTATTGTGTCTTCAAACTGTTTTACAACAGTCATTGTGTCTTCCACGCCCTTAGTAACTGATTCACTGAATACGGCTACTGCGGCATCTACTTTATTTTTGTCAAATAAATCTTCTCTAACAAGTTCTTCTACTGCTTCTCTAAATTCTGCAATTTTTTCAGTTGGTGTTTTTAAGCTGTCTTTTACCTGTTCAGCGAAACTTTGTAGTCTTTTGTCGTATGTACTTAATTCTTTTGCGGCTTCTGATAGAGGTTTAGTTATTGTTTCTTCTATTTTTAAATCAGCTCCAAAAAAATTGGCAACCTTCTTAAAATTTCTAAAAGCATCAGTCACAACTTTGATTTGATCAGCTACAGCTATTATTATGGGATAAACAAAACCTCTTATAGTTCTGTTTATAACATTCATAGCATCGTTAAATTCTTCTGCTCGTTTTGTGTCTTCGTCTGTTAAAACACCAGGTGCAACTGCGGCAAGATCTAACATGGCATCAGTTCCATCACGTATCATGTTGACCATTGGTATACCTGCCCTACCAAATAGTTTTGTTGCTAGTCCTGCTTTTTCTGTTGCGTTTTCTACACCACTTAAAGCGTGCATAAATTCTATAAACAGATCATCAATACTTTTTGTTTCGCCTTGTGCATCTTTTAATGAAACGCCTAACTGATCTACTGCGTCTAAACCTAGACCAAGACCCATTGTCGCTTCACCCATAGTTTTAGAAAAGAAACGTAAACTCTTATCAAAACCTTCTGCGGAAACTCCAGATTGTTCAGCCGCAAATTGGAATCTTTGTAAAAACTCTGCGCCTACACCTATAGATGATGAAACTTTAGCTAAATCGTCTGCTGTTTGTAATGCTTGTCTGCTTACACTTAGTAACGCCGCAGTGCCTAATAAACCAACAAATGACTTTTTCATAAAAGCCATACTTTTTGATGTTTTATCTAAACTGCGATTAACCTGATTAAACGCCTGCTGAGTTTTGTTCTGAGCAGTTATATCAAATCTATAATCTTTTTTAGCCATTTCTTTTTTCTAGTTCGCTCTTATACTCCAAATAAGCAATCCAACCGTTAAATTCGGACAATGACATTTTTTCTTGTAGATCTGATACCGTCAGACCTAGTTTTTCTGCTAAAGCGTACTGAGCAAAAAAATCATTGTCCTCTCTTACTTTCCCTTTTGTTCATCAATAGATGCACCA